AAATTCCTAATATTTTCATTTGATATTGTTTGCGATTATTCCAGATAAAAAAATAGTTGCTATAAATTCGGGTGCAATTGCAGGCATAAAAAAAAGTATTACCGCAACCCAAACCGACAAACAGGTAAGACAATCAAAAGGCTTTAATCTTTGCCATCTAGTGTAATTTAATTTGCGTTTTATCCAAAAGGTAATCCCAGCAATATTTATAAAATAATAGCTAAAAGAAATCGACGCAACGATAATTATTAATTTATCCATTAATAGCCTTTTTTAGTTCGTGTTTCATTTTCTTTACAACCGCAAAAACGTGATCCTTTGGAATATCAAAATACTTTGCTACATCAACACAACTGCGCAACTCAACATATTTATTAAAAATTATGCTTTCGTGCGCATCCTTTGGCGTTCCTTTTAATTTGCTTTGCAAAATACTTTCCGCAATTTGTACCGTTCTAAATGGTATCGAGTTTCCGTTTTGGCTGTTAATATATTCAAACGCTTTCTCGATTTCGTTTTTTCTGTATTTATTATAAAATGGACTGCGGTTTGAAGTTCCCATAGTCCAAATTATTTGCATTACAAAGCCTATTATATTGCCTTCCTTTGATATTTTTTTTAATTTGTTGCAATCGTATTCGAGCAACACAATAGCCAATTCCTGTTTTAAATCGTCTTGAAGTTCCACGGGCTGAATTTTCCCAATAAGTTCATTTATCTTTTCATTGTTATACAACTGCTCTATAATGTCGTTACAATTCACAAATTAAAGTTATAATATAATTTGCAATAATTCATCAATATTTTTTACTACGGCTGTTTGACCTTTCCAATTTAGATGAAATTCTATTTCTGCATCAGTTAATTTTCTCGCGGATGGCGATTTTTTCCCGTCCTTAATTTCAATTAAATAGTTTATTCCTTTGTAACCTATAACTATATCTGGAAAACCTTTGCCAACTTCGTGAGTACTAAATACGCTTAAGTTTGGTATTTTGCGAAGTGCTTTTATTATTTCGGCGTGATTACTATCCGTTCGTTTTATCATAAATTGCATTATAGTAATCTTCTCCGTTTTCTCCTGAACAATCATAACCTGAAGCGTGAGCATCTATTATCTGTTGCTTTTCTAATTTTTCTGCATATTCAAAATCTTGGTATACTAATTTGCCATTTGTAAGTAAATACTGTTTTTCTAACCATTGTACTGCTGTCATAATTATATTTTTTTAATTTTTTTAAATGAGAGGGAAGTGGAGCTACCACTCCCCAATGTTTCTACTTCTGAATATGCTGATTAAGTTAACATCACAGCAGGAAGTTCATTTTCGTCTGCTTCTCATTTTTTAGGTTTAAAATATTGTTTAGCAATCTTTAGCACTTCCCTTACTTACAAATGTTTCATTGTAGTAATTAATACCTATATTTTTCCACTTTGCTTCTTGTGGATTAGTATGATAAGCATCTATTATCTCTTGCTTGTGCATTTCTTTGGCTTGTTGATATTCTTTATTAAACTCTAATTCAAATTCATTCAAATTAAGTTGCCCATTCATAAATTGTACATAAAGAATCCCGATTGATTCTGCAAAATTTTCTATTGATGTCATTTTTTGTTTTGTTTAATAAAGTTATCAATAAAAGTTTCTACTTCGTTGCGCTGGTCTTCATTTAGATAAATTAATTTATCGTTAATACTTTCAATCATAAATGAGTCGGCTAATTCTTTTTTTAATATCGCCCTGTTTTTATCCGTTAATTTATGGTCAATTGAATTTATTATAATGTCGCATTTTATAATGTACGAATTAAATAATTCTTTTGTTGATGAAGCACAATCGCGTTTAACGTCCTCGAAATATATCTTGGCATTGTTAATGTGATGCAATGCTTTTGCAAGTGAAAAAGTGTTATCGCTAAAATTCATTAAAATAAGTTTATTTGAGTTGATTTTTTGTTGTTATAAATACCTTGTGCGCATTCAAAAATAGTTTTTCCAGCTTCATAATCTACGAGATTACGAGCAATTTTATTTATTGGTTGTTTGCCTTTATATTTTCTAAAGTCATAATTATGAAATTTGCATAAAATATTTACTTCGTCTTTCATTTCACATAAAATACCTTCTAATTTTCTTTCTCCTATGTCATTAGGCAAATTAAAATTAGTCCAATATAAATGTCTGCCTCTTTTTTTACCTTGAATTAAAGGCTCATAATATGGAGTTACATTTTCAACGCAATATTTACCTTCAAAAAAATTATCTAAAAAAATTATTTCTTCATAAAGTTTTAAATCAGGAAATAAATATTTAAAATTTTCTCTATTTTTTTGAGTAACTCTTACTTTTGAATGGCTTGGACACGGTGGAGAACTCCAAATAAAATCAAATTCTTTAAAATGTTCAAGTAAATATTGGTGCGCATCGGCTACAATAACCCTATCATTAGGGAAACGCTCTTGATATAATCGCGCTAACTCTTCATCTAATTCAACTGCCGTAACTTCGCAATCATTCCAAAGTAATCTGTTACCACCTAAACAAGCGTATAAGTTTAGTACTTTCATTTTTTTAAATATTCGTTTATAAAAATTCGTTTAAAAATATTGGTTATTGTGCTCAAATCTTTGTCGCTAATTTTTTCAAAATTATTTGCCTTTAATTTTAGAAAATCTGCATAAGGTTGCTTTTCGCCAAATAGCTCGAAATTTCGCCTTAATTCGTTTTCGTGTACTCTTACCGCCCTTTGATAATAATCAGCCTTTAAATCGTCTGTAATAGCGTGCAGAGAGTATTTTAAAAGCCAATCATACAAGTACAAAGGTAAAATTTTAAAATCGTAATCTTTTTTGCGCCATTCCTCAATTTCTTTTAAGCGTTCTTCGTCGCTCATTTGGTAAGCAATTTCTTTTAATTTCGGCGGTGGCGTTGCAAGGATGCGCTCATTGTTAAAAATTCGGTAAGCGTCCATAATTCTGCAAAAGTATGGTAGCGTAAATTGATCGTAGTGTTTGACATCCACGTCAAGTTTTCCCGTAACAGCCAACTCAAACGCTTCAATTATTTCTGTGGACAATTTATGTCCAAAATTTTTTTTAATAAAAGTAACGTTAAACATATCTTCTTCGGGTGTTGGATATTGCATTTTGCGAAGTCCAATTAATAAAAATATCCTGTGAAGTATTGGGATTAATTCAGCGTTGGATAAGGTTATAATTTTCGTCGAGTTCTGGCATTCCGTTAACCCATCTGTTGGCGTAGTCGTCCATGAGTTGTTGATTAGTTGGTTTTGCATTTTGATTTTGTTTTAGTTCGAATAATCCTTTGTAGCCATTCGCGATTGATTGATGGATAATTTCGCGCGCGGTATTCTGATTTTGATTTGATAATTTATAAAGTGTATTAAATGCGATTTGTTCTGATTCGATTGTTTTGTATGTAAATTTAAAATTTGTTTTTTTAAAATTTAACCATGTATTCCAATCATTTAAAAAATCTTCACTAAAATTATTAGTATTAATAATTTTAATAGTTTCAATTTCTTTTACTTTACTTTTCTTTACTTTGTCAGTGTTACGTACACTTTCGTAATGCGTTACATTTTTTGTAACATCTTGATTTTCACGCCATTGTGCAATTCTTTTTCTGTTATTTTCATTTTTTATTTGATACTTTTCACTAAACTTTAGTAAACTTTCATTAAAACTTTCTCCATTGTTTGAACAAATAAGCCCTAAAGTTTCCATAAACTCCCAGCATTTATTTAATTTTTTGCCTACGTTTAATTGTGATTTTAATACAACTGTTTTAATAGGTTTTTCCTGTTGAGCAAATTTTTCAAGTAAAGTGTAAAATAATCCCAAACCTTCATATCCAAAGTTTATGTATAACTCCGATATTTTTTCATCATTAAAGGCGTTTGAATCGTGTAAGTAATACTTCATAAAATAAAAAAAGGTTAGCATTGATAGTAGCAACGCCAACCTTTTAAAGTTGAAATAAAAATTTCGTTTCGGCTACTATCTCGCAACGAAATTGTATGCAAATATAAAAAATTAATTTGATAAAAAAAATTATCTACAATTTGCGTGTACACTATTAAGCGCTGGTTTAAAACGTTTTATCATATTATGTTCTATTTTTAAGGTTTCTTTTATTGTTGGATTTTCTCGAAGTATATCCATACAAAACCATAAAACATTATTAAAAGGCATATCCTTATCCTTTAAATGACATAACAATCGACCTCTTAATTTTTTTGACATTCCAATATAAACCAATTGGTCATTATAAAATAAATGATAAATTCCTAAACAATCTGGTATTGCTTTTTTGCCGTATTTATTAACAAGCATTTGTAAATTAAATGGCAATCCAATAATATCTCCATCTACAATAAAAGGATTTTCTGCTTTGTCTATGTCTTCTAAAAATTCTTGTCCAATATAAGTTTGCATAATTAAAATTTAAAATACCGTAATGAATTAAAAACATTTAAATGCGCATTTTTTAAAATAGTTCGCATTGTTTCATCGGTCATAACCCAATCGCGCAAAGCATCCCTACTATGAATTACGGTTGTATGATCGCGACCGCCGAGCATTTGCCCTATTTCTTTTAACGTGTATTTAAACGATTGTTGATTAAGTAAGCAATCCACTATAACGAATCTGGTCATCACCATTTTATACTCGCGTGATTTACTCAATACCTTTGATTCATTTACGTTCATATAATTGCAAACCTTACGTATTATTTCAAAGTGGTTTAAATCAATTACAGGCGATTCTAAAGGGTGTTCTACACAAGGGTTGCATAATATCATAATGAATCAAAATTAAAGCCGTCCCAAATGCTTGGACGTAGTTTAAAAAAATTGTTATACTTCTTGTGTTTTGCCATCAGCATACGAGCGTAGAAAGGTTTTACATCGTTTTTAATTTTAAACGAATCGTCCTTTGCTTCAATCATTGTTTGCCATCGCATACGGTTTATAATCATTTCAGCGGAAAAGTATTTGTAACCTAGTCCGTAGGCATTAGATGTAAATTGTTTAAATGCCTTGTATAAATGCGGATTTTTTTCGTGATAATTTATTATCATTTGTTGTTGTTCAGTCATTTTTTTATTTTTGAAAGGTTTGAAAATAGAGTGGGGAATCGTACACTCTTTGAGTTTTCAACTATTGCAACGGTTACAAAATCTGCAATAATCTTTACTTTTTCCCCACTCTTTGCATAAATGGTTTTTCGGTTGTAGGATACAACATCGTTGATAATAAACATTATTTGCTTATCGTGGTTTTAATGCTTGTTGTTGATGTTTTTGTGGGTGGGTGTAATGTTATTAACTCATCAGCGAATAACACTTCCATAGGGTGTTTTAATGCCTTTAAAAACGTTTGGCATTCTTTAATCTTAAAATCAATTATCGCCTTTTGTTCTTCGAGTTCTTTTAACTCTGGGTCGTTGGTTAACGAGTAATCGTATTTTGTGCCAACTTCGGCAATTTCGAGTTTAGTACCAGAAGCCGTAACGTGTGCTTTGCCGTACTTTGAAACCTCGTTTAAAATGTAATCTTTGTAATTATCGTTGTCTTTAATTTCCTTTATTAGCAAATCCATCTTTGCAAGGTTTTCGGCTAGTTTAATAATGTTACCTGTTAGGCATACATTATCTACTACTTTGTTTGCTAGATACTGAATATTTGATTTGCTGATTTGTTCATTAATTTCTGGCAACATACTGATTTCTTTTATAAAGTTTAAAAATTTCAAATTGAATTTGTGGATATGTTAGACGTAATATTATCGATTCATTTTCTGTATAACAAATTGCGTCGCAATCATACTTTGAATTTCGCAATCTGAATGGATTTGTTGTTAAGCAAATGATATTGATATATTCGCCATTTAGTTTTGCGTAGTATTTCATGGCGCGACCTCTTTATTGATTGATAAAAAATAGGTTTTCATTTCTTTACTTAATTTATATTTTTCTTCAATCTTCATAACTAAACCGCCTGATTTTAAATATTCAATTGCCTTTTGATATTCTGGAGTTGATTTGTTTAACCATGCTTTGCCATCGTCTTTTACAGGCGTTTCTACTTTGCCACTTGCTTTGTTGCCGTCGTCATCCCTCATTATGTCGTCGATTTGCAGGTTCAAAATACTACTAATGCAGTAACGCCTTGCGTAAGTAATACAACTGCCTTTATCCTGTGGCGTGTCCTTTACAGGCTTCATTGTATAGGTTGCCTCAATCCATTGCCCCGATGTGTGCATTAATAAACAATAAAGCGAATTTTCATCTATTGGAAACATTGTTAGCGCAAGTCCAGATTCAGCTAACGGCTCAGTTATGGCTTCAATAATTTTAGGTAATGAAGCGTAGGTTGATTTAAAAAATGGGTTCTCTGCGTCCTTTTTAATCCCTTCGCATTTCACGTGGAATAAAATAAGCCCTTTGGCTAGTTCGTTGATTTCGTTTGATTTCATTTTGTTTAATTTAATATTTGATGTAATTAGTTTGCGGATGTTGTTTTAAAATCTTCGATAATTGGTGTTGTTTTAATATTAACTCTATTATAGTACTCCACTTTTCTTTTGATTTCTTTACTTTCCTCTCGCGTCTGTTCGGTAAAAAAGATTTTTCCATAAAATGTAATTATTAATAGTGCGGTTGATACAAATAAAATTACCATAAGTAATGAGTTAAATTTTGCTTTAAAATTAAATCGTCGATTTTTTTTGTAAAATCAAAACAAGTACAAATAATAAAGTCGTAAATATCTTCTTCTTTATATTCACGCTCCATTTCTTCCCAATAATTTTGGAAAGTTAAAGTGTATGCGCGTGTTAATAATTCCCCTGTACTCATATCGTTAGCCTCAAAATATAATTTATCGTGTCGGTCTAGATATGCTTTGAATTGATATACAGGAATAACAAGCGAGTTATCGATGTAATTATTATCTACAATTTGAACAATAATATTATCATCTTTTAAAACGAAATCAATGATTTCAAATAATCTCTTTTTTTGCATTTTGTTTAATTTTAGTTTGTGAATAATTTTCTAACATTTTTCTTAATTCAAAATTCCCGCCGAGCTTGTCGATTTCATTTTGCGTTAAATAAACAATTAAAGGTTTCTTTTTTTGATTTTCTGGGATTGGCTTGCGCCCTCTTTTTTGTAGCATAGTTTTATATTTGGTTAAAAATTGAATCGCCGAGTAAAGCGAGAATAATAATGATGGTTACTGTGATTGCGTCTTTTGTAGATTGTTTCACTTTGTTTAGTTTTTAGTTTTAAAAATTGTGCGTCGCAGTCGCACCCCTGAAAGTTTTATTAAAATTTAACGCCTTTCATTCTTAACATTTCTTCAAGTATTTTTCTTTTTTCTGTGTAAGTTGAGCCGTTTAATTCAATTTCATTTTTTAAAAGTTGTAAAAGTTTTTCTGTAGTCATTTTGTTTAGTTTTAGTTGTTATCTTTTTGTTTGATAAATCAAAGATACAACTTTATTTCATTCTACCAAATAAAAATAAAATATTTTTTTATTTTTTTTATGTTGTTTTGATAAAAGCCAATGCAGTATTGAATTACAGGCCAAAAAAAATTTATAAAAAAACCCCGAAAATAAAAATAATCGGGGGATATCAAACTAAACAAAAACGAGAGAGTGCCAAAAGTAAATAAAAAACCCGATGTAGAAACATCGGGTTACTAACCAATATGTACACTAAACCCTAAAATACAAATCTGCTTCAGCAATTCGCCTTCGCGTCAATCCTTTTAACTCTAGTAATTCGCCACCTACTCGCGCTTTATTCCATTTTAAAAATTCGTCTTTAATACTTTTGTCATTTGGGTTTAAAACTATCTTTTTACGTAGCGTGGATTTATTAAACGCTCCGATGCCTAAATTATAAATAAACGACAAACAGGAATCAAATTGATTCTGGTTTAAATTTAAACCATGCAATGCAATTGATTTGTTTTTTAATTCCCACATTAATAACTCGTTAGCCTGTTGTTCGTTGATTGTATCGCCTAATTTAATTTTACGCCCATCCGTGTACATAGTTGAACCAAAACCTATGGTTACTACTGATGCAGGGCATAGGTAACTCTTTGGCTTATAGCCCTCAAACATTTTAATTAAGTTTATGCAGTTTTGCGATGCTATCATTTTTTTATGAGTATTACGTTACACAATATCGAACATAAAAGTGCTATTATAAGCCACATTATCCAACGATTTTTTGCGGTTACTTTATTAGATAACTTTCTATTATCCTCTATGTATTGAGCGCATTTTTTATTTACCGAAATTAATTCTAATTCGCACGATCTAATCTGCGCACTATCGCGAATAGTTTTAGTAACCGTATTTGTTTTTGTAAGTACCTGTAAAACTGCATCGCCTTTTATTAATTGCGTTTTGCTGTGCGTAAGCCAAACAGTATCAATAAAAGCCGAATCATAATCACCGCAATTTATTCTTACATAGTTAGTATCAAAACTTGTAAAAGTATCAACTTTTGATAATACACAAGGGAATGTATCACGGCAAAATTTGGCAAGGAGTTCGGGGTGTTTTGCGTTTAATTTGTCAAGTTTTGCGCTTGGGTTACAAGACCAAATCATTATCGTCGCTAGGGCTAATATCAAATATTTCATGGTAAATAGTATTTATTGATTCGTTAATAATTGCAATTGATTGAAATTGTATTGTTTTAATAACCAGGCGTTCATCCTCATCCATTAAACCCATATCGAGCAAATCAATAGCACCAAGCGCATTGTAAGCCGACGCGATATATTCGCTACTTCTGTCTTCATATTCAATTTCAATTTCATTATCCAAAATTTCTTTTAACATAATTTACCTTTTATGATTGAATAATTTTTAACCGTATAATCGCCATCGGATGCGATTTGAATGTGAGCGAAGCCGTGCATAGTATTTCCAACCAATGGCGAATAATCCGCGCGTAATTCACATAAACAACCCGTACTCCAACAACTTATTATTTTGCCGTCTAAATCCGTTTCGGGGTGGTGGCTTGGTCTATGTAGGTGTCCAACAATTAACGATTGCTTTGCCCTTAAGAATGCGCCACGCGATGGATTTACAGGGGTAAACGCTCCTTTAAAAATATGATGTCCGTGTGTGATTGATAATTTACCCGCCTTAACTAAAACCTTATCGTCTAAAATCTTAACGCCTACCGAATTTAATTGCAATCTTTCTTCTAAAAAAAAGTAGTCATCGTTCCAAATCTCTCGAACCTTTGAATATAAAAACTTTTCCCAACGGATGCAATGGTTACCTTTTAACCAATAAATTAAAGCCTTTGGAAATGCTTTGCGCAATTGAACTAAAAATTCTTTTGTCGCGTCAAATTCCTCTTTTATACTTCTTTTCTTTGGGTCTGGCTCGAACTTGCTCACAGTATGGCAATCCAGCAGGTCCCCGTTTATGAAAATAGTATTTACCTTTTCTTTTTTGCCGTAATCCAAAGCTATTGTTATTGCGTCAATGTTATGATAAGGGATATGCAAATCAGATATAAGCAAAATATTGTTACAGCATACAGGCAAAATATAAGGTTCTCGTTGTTCTTCATACGATTGCGGTAAATTATACGGATTTTTACTTCTACTTTCAGTCATGTGAAATTCAGTATTTTTAAATTTATGTTTATGTGCCGTACCTTTTTTACCTTCGATATACCTTAATGAACTTCTGCAATCTTCAACATTTTTAAATGCAAGATTGTTATCTGCATACATAATCCTAGCCAATTTTAAAGTTGGCATATTTGGGAACTCTTTTCTAAAATCCCTTGCAATATCACTTTTGCTCTTTGCCAAATAATTTACCTGTTGAATTGGTAAACAAATTCTTCATGATGTAAGCAATAGCTGAAGTTAAAGCCATCGTGCCTATTGCTTTCCAATCAAACACTAAACTACCGGCTTCAACGGTTTGATACACTACGGTAATTACTGACGATAAAACCGCCATAATTAAACCTTTTAAAAAGTCGGTTGAATTAAGATTAAACAATGTACTGTTCATAATTTACTTTTTTGATTTTTTATAAATTGAATATAAGCCACTAATAATGGCTATTAAAGACGCAATAAAAGTTAATACAGGTTGTATTTGCGATAACGATACAACTGCACAGATTCCGCTAATTGCCGTTAATGGTGGTTGGTGTTGATTCATTATATTTTATTTGCTGATGTATCTTTTATAAATAAAGGCGAATAAGTTAAAACAAAATTATCTATAACACTATCGTCAGAACCCCAATTTTGAAGTATTGTATTTGGTACAATCATGCTAAAATTTTCGTTTAAATCATGTGTCCCATTATCAGCATCTACAAACAATAATGAACATTTAACTTCAGCTTCTGTGATATTTCTATTTAATGTAATTGTCCAATAAATCGCGTTACAATCTTTTTCATGTAACAATCCTGTTTTAAATAAAATTAATTTTAAGTAATTCATAAAAAATATTTAATAAAGTATAAAATAAGGTACTCTTTGAACTGTTGTTGTAGCACTCATTGCAACAGATGAAGGTGGTGTTGTAGTGTTATTAACTATCACCGATGAAATTTTTACCCCATTAGTATTAACTGCCGATGGGGGTTCAATAAATCCTGTTTGCATTATTGTACCGCTTGCAATTGTAGGAAGTCCAGAAGCAGCACTTGCTTGATAACCTAAATAATAAGTTCCCTTTGCTAAAAAAAACGGTGTTATTGCTTGAGTTTTCCAAGTGTTTGCAGCACCATCCCAAAAAGTTCCACTATTAGCAGTAAATGTTAATCGTGTTAATGTCCCACCACTTAAGGAATATATTGCCACACCATTATAATTAGACGGAGTTACTGCAAGTGATACTAAACGGTTAAAAAATGCAATCCCTCTAATTGAATCCGAAACATTCCAATTGAATGGATAAAAAGAAATACCTGTTGACGTTAATGCTAATGTAGATGTAACGTTTGAATAAGTGCACCCATAAGGTTCTGCCTTAATTCCGTAACCTACTGTTTGCAATAAGTCAAGATCTGTTTGTTTCAGATTTATTCTATTACTCAATGAAGCAGTATCGCTAATGTTTAATTTACCATTTATCCGTGTGTTATAACTTGACAACATGGTTGTTGTATCACTAATATTTAATTTAGTATTTACTAAATTAGTACGTGCATAATTACTCAACATATTCGCTGTATCTAATGGACTTATACCTGTGCCTGCCATTATACCACTTTGCTGTGTTACAGTTAGAATAGTTGATGGTATTATTGGATGAGCAAATGGAGAACTTTGTGCTGCCTCATATAACAATCTAACGTGAGTATCTGCCGTACTCCACATTAATTGATAATAATCTCCAGCAGCGACATCTAATACATAATTCCAAGTGGCAATTATTGCTGATGCAACTGCTCCTCCAGTTAATACTATTTTGCCCCCACTTCCCACAACATCTATTCCATTTTTTCTTAGCCAAATATCAACTATATCTGTACCACTATTTGTTCGGTCAAATTGCGCTGAAAATTGTATGTTGTAAATGCCAGTATTAGCAATTGTAATTCTTGTTAAATTACTTCCATCACTTACCATTGTTACTGCATTACTCAAATCTGTTATGCCAAACTTCATTGCGTAAGGAGTATTGATGGCAGCAGCAGTTTGGATGGTATTATCTTGGAATGCACCATAATAACCTACTGGTGCTGGATTAGTTCCCACACTATCTTTAATTGCAAATCTATTTGCACCAACAAAATAAATAATTGAATCTTTACCAATAGTTCGAGTTAATCGTTTAACAAATTGATTTGTAGTATCAATGGTTGTTCCACCACTTACCCAAGATGTTAATGGTGCTATTTGTCCACTAGCATCAATGCCTAATGGTTTATATGTTGTTGTATCTGTTATAGATGTCATTGATGCAAATTTATAAAGCCCACCGTCAAATTGAATATTTAAAGCATTGACATTAAAAAAAGGCAAATCTTCGGTATTGCCAAGAAACGATATATTATTATCACTACTAATAACAACATTTGAACTTAATATTGTCTGCCCACTTGTTTTCCAAAAATTACCACCACTACCAATACTATCTTTAAATTGAAAAAATCTTGTGCCATTTTTATAAGCATAAACACTATCATTGCTACGCTTTAAAGAATCAATTTTTAAGTTGATTCTGTTGCTTAAACTTGTTGTATCAGCCGACCCGCTTGTAATAGCCGTCCAAGTTAATGTTTTAGGATTGTAAGCGTAAAACCTAGCGTTGCAACTATCGTAAGCTATCGCACCGCTCTTATTTGTTTTTACAATACTTTTTAACGTAGGTACACCACAAACCGTTGGAATTTGCAAAGTAGAATCAAACGCCATTCTATTCGCACGATAGCCATATTGTGGCATTTCTTGATAAACTTGCGCGTTTACTTTTGCGCTAATAAAAACTAATAAAATTAAAATTACTTTTCTCATATTGGAAAATCACAATTATTAAAATCAGATACCGTTGTTAAATTAAATGTTACCGTTACGCCACTTAAATAATCTTCAAACTTTTCACTTATTGCCGTCCAACTTATTGAAGTATCAATACTAATCGTTCTGTCTTGTCTTAAAGCCATTACGATATCGTTCGCCACACTGTGCATATTGCCTACAACCTCTGTTTCAAATTCGCCTTCAATTCCCGATTTATCAATAAACCAAAATTGTATTTGATAAATCAATTCGCGCCCTACGTTAAAATTTCCCGTGTCCATTACATACGATGCAACAGGTAACAACGGCTGACTATTCCAACCCAACCACTCTACGGGACTTGCAAACCTGGTCTCTTTTATCATTGGATGCGACTCCAACAGATTTTGTATTTTTGTTACTATTTGGTTGTAGGTCATTTTTCTTTTTTACTTTTTCTATAAATTCAAGTTTATAGCCTTTGCTCATATTTTATCGGTATAAAAATGTAAATAATTCTCCAGCTATTGCAACATCGCCTGTCGGTAATGTAATTACGTTTCCGTTAATTTGTATTTTACCTGTATCGCTAGTCGGCCCGTTTACAATTACTTTGCTTAATCCTGATCGTGTTGCAACTAAAGTAGTACGCCCGTAAAGGTCATTAACGTTAAATGTAGTTTCGTTTCCTACGGCTGTATAGTACGCAATCTGTGGCACTGCGTAACTACTTGAACCATTTACCCAACGCGGTGTATTAGGCACGTATTCGCGCCCTAAATAGATAGGCGATGTATAAGCTTTAGCCTCTGGAAATATAACGTCAAGTGCGCTACCGTGATTTAAATATTCATAATATAAAGTATAATTTTCTTGAAGGTATTTTATTAATCGCGTCTTATAAAATTCAGCCATTGACAAATATTTTTGCTCGATTAATTCCATATCGGCACGGCTTGGCGTGTTGCTTTCTTCAGCCGTCTTTTGCAAAAATCCTTTACTAAATAATTGAAACCCCATTATCATAGGAAGCAACGACATAGTAAACCAAACAAGTGCATCGGTTACATAATAATCTAACAAAGTTTTTTCATCATTTGTTAAGTTATCAGCTACAACCCCATCCTGTAAACGTTGATATAATTTACTACCGAGCGCTGGTTGAATGTACATATCACCCGCGACTTTTACCATAGGAAAAATTTGTTTGCCGTCGATGTTATTGCTCGCGCCCGTGCGGTCTTTAAAAAGTTGTTCGGTTATGAAAAGTATGTTTTTACTCATTATTTTGATACCATTAATTTAGATGACCATTTATGCCTACATGAAAAACTATCTCCGTACCAACCACCGCGACGATCCCAAACTGAATAACCCAAACGCTCGCTTAATGTTTCAATATCTGACCTACTCCAAGATTTACCAGCGTTTGACATTTCGCGCATCTTTACACAAAATCTTCTACTCGTTACTAAATCACTATCGCTAAATCCTGTTATCCAATCGTACTTGTATCGTATAAATAATTTTGTTGTTTTTGGCTCGCCCCCTAATTCACTAACAGGTTTTAAAACTTTATATTGTGGCGTTTCATTTACTTTTGATTCGCTAACAACAATTATTTTTTTTTTTACAAAATCAGCAATTATTTCTTCAACTAAAGATGTATCAATTTTTAAATTTTTACCAATAACATCTGGAGTTATATTTTTATCCTTTGTAATTAAATCTAAAACACTTGCTTGAGTTTTTGTTAAATCTTCAGCAAAATTAATTTTATCATATCCAACCTCGTCAAAACCGTAAGTTCCGCAACTTTCAAAATATTCAATCATTCGATCATCTTCGCTCATTGAAAACTTTTGCATTTCGTCGTCGGTCAATGGATTATCGTCTAATCCTAAAAAAGTATTTACATCAGCATCGGTAAAACCAAAACCATTTTTAAGCATCAACCCCGCTTGTTCTTTGGATAGTTTGCCGTTCCCAAACTGACGAACAATTCGCATTACGTTTTGATATTGTCGACCGCTTAAATTCTTTATTGCGTCGTTTGATGCTGGTAATTCTATTGCTTGTTGTACGGGTTGCTCTACAACCGCCGTTGCTCCGTCTGAAGTAACTTGACCAACTTGTAAAGGCTCGCGCCCCATCAACTCACGGATTTCATTTTGCGTTAAATTAGCCACCATAATAGCTTCCGTAAACTCAAATTTTAACGGCTCTAATGGTACAATATTAAATTCCCCAACTTCGCCTTTTAAATTTCTAAAATCAGTAAAAACTTGGTTAAATTCCTCTTGGCGTTCTTGTACGTATGTATTGTTAAATATTTCGTATGCGTCGCGGATTTCAGTACGCCCGCCTAATTGCCCCTCTGTTTTAATTCCAAATAATGATGGCGAAGTAATTTGATGTGATGCAAATATTTCTTGTTGTATTAAATTATTGATGTTTGTAAAATCCTCTTTGGTTAACATCGTCGTTCCAAGATTCTGAATATCGGCGCTATTCTCTTTTGACTTGTTAAACATTATAACAACACGCTTTCCGCTATCGCCTGTAAATTTCTTTAATAAACCTTTCTCAACTTCGCCTTTATGTTCTTCGTTAATTGGGTCGCCATTGTTTAAATTAATTAACGTACTACCAACAAACCCCTGTTTTGCATTTCCTAAAATATGGCGCGATACTTCGATATCGGATTCTATCATATTCAACCCCTGAAAATACGACGGCAACGGATACACTTCGCTCGTTGGGTTGTATTCTCTTTTATAATATATTTGACTTCCTGTTGGATTCTGTGTGCTAAATTGTGGGTATTCGCGGGGCTTTTCTTTCCAATCTAACCAATCGTTTTTTATGTAAAAACAACTTAAATCTTTTGCAACCCTAACTTTACTAAAATCAATATGGTATACCTCGCTTATTTGCCCAATGCGATTCCAGATAACTTGCAAATAATAACCCCTAAAAAGTTCGTCATCCTTTACACATTTTTTTAAAATATCGTTCCAACTTTCGCCTCTACTATTTGCTTTTCCCTTTTCCTCAAACCCACGTCCAAAAATATAAGTAGCCTTCGATTTTACAATTGCCCCATGTTTTGGCGATTCGTTAAAAAGCGATAACAAATATTCTGGATAATTATTTAATTCGCCGTATTCCACATATCCTTTATTTTTCTTTTCAGTAAATACAGGTTGCAAAGCGCGGTCAAATTGTAATACGATATGTTTATACTGATTATCCATTGTACGTTACAAAATTATTTGATTGTTCATTATATTCTGTTGGTGCAAATGTTGTTGATGGGTGTAAATACATGTAACCGTTTTCAACGTTATTTAAACCGCTTGTATTCGTGTTTGTGCTACTTGCTTGCTCATACACTTGATAAGTCCAAAAACCTTCTTCAGCGCCATTAAAACGCGTATTAGTAACCAAAGAAAATTTATTGTATCGCAAAGTAGTAGAAGTATTAGTTGCTACAAATTTAACAACATCCTGAGTAATTCTATTCGTAAATACAAATAAAAAATAAGGATTAGTTAAAACGCAATTTTGCGAAGCATTAAAAAAAACCGTCTGCGTTTGTCCTTTTGTTAAATGTATCATTTTTGTCAGGTTAAACCTTGCATTAAAGATATAAAAAAACCCACCGAAACGCTCGGTAACGGTGGGCTAAGTTTTCATAAGTTATTTATTAAGTACCTGGAGTTTCTAATGCAGACGCAACGCCTGAAGAAACTACTAAAAAATCGTCTGCTTCTTGTGATGAAAACGAAAGTTGATATCCTGAACGGTCTCCTAATGCCGTACCACTTCCACCTTCTGCTGTATCTAAAAATAAACCAAATCCAGCTCCATACATTCTATAAGTACCGTCCATATCTTTGGTAACAATAGTTACTCTATTTTTTGCTAAAGTATTTATAATGTTTCTCGTTGTTGCGCTTCTTGAATTTATAGGAAATGAAACCATGTGCGTATAAAACAAAGTTCCATTTTCTGACGATGCAGTAATATTATTTGAAGCCATAGCCGTAGCACGTGGCACTTCAAATTTATAAAACTTTTTTCCTGAATCTTTGGTCATTGCTGTAACCGTTCCTGAAACTTGAGTAATACGTGTTACTCCAGACGCATCGTAAAGCGCTGAATTTTCTATTAAGTAAATCGCATCAATGCCACCAATTGAATCTCTACAATCTATGGCATATCCGGCTGTAATGTCGCAAGGCATAATTTTAAGTTTTAAAAAAAATGGTGGTGTTTATTTCACCACCATTTTTGTAAAGAATATTGTTATTAAATAGCTGATTTAAACTTCACTGTTTCGTTTGTAAATCCTACGTTCACGCCGACCTTAAAACTTACTTTCGTGCGTATCTCATCGTTATCTTCTGAATACCAAACACGATAGTTGCTTTCTTCGTTTTCCAAATCAACAGCTAACGCCATATTTGAAAGGCTGATTGCGTAAGCATCACCCGTTCCGTTTAAACCATTTACAGGAACAACCTCGATGTTTGTAGCTGGTAATATAAATGATTGTGCGTTTACATCTTGTGGATTGTAAGAGAACATATTTTTCTCTCTGTATGCCAAGATCAACAAACGATACCAATCGTATCCACAAAATATTTTAACATCACCCTTCGCCATAACTTCGGCAGGAACGGCTTTGTAAATTCCTTCAGTAGCCGCTATTACATTTGATGCGCTTATTGTTGATATTGTTGCAACACCTGTAAATCCAGAAACGTTACCATCAACAGGGCTTCCCGCGTCGATTAATTTAATCAATCCGTCGAACTTTGTAAGATTTGCACCGCCCGAACCTGTAATATCTCCTTGCCAAATTGCAGTTTCAATTTGCGCTGCAATACGTGCATTTTTCTTTGCTAAATACGCTTCTAAAAATTGTGCATTTTCAAAAGTAGTATAATTCGAACCAGCTCTTAAAGCCTCTTGCGTAAATTTCGCTTCAAAGTTTTTAACACAAATTGTTTCACTTACTTGAATTTTACCTACCGTAATTGTTCTTTGAGTAAATGTTGTTGTGCCACTTGGAGAATAACCGCAATCATCAGCTTGAAAAACTGCGTCCGTATCCATTAAAGGAATTTGAACCGCTGATTTTGCTTTAGGAATAACGATACCGCCATCCATAATTAATTGCTGTGTCTTTGCTCCGATTACTGCGCTCGTTAATAACGGCTCAATAAGTTGTTTTGTATAATTCGCTAATGTGCCTAATGATAATGCCATTTTATTTTAATTTAAATTTTTATGAAAATAATATTGAGTAATCCTTCTTTTTTGTTTCTGTAAAATTGTTTTTAACTGCAACGTCTGGAGTTCCTGTTGGCGATTCTGCAAGCGTTTTAGTTAAATTCATTAAGCCCTCGATTAATTGAGTAGCCTTATTTAATTTGATTTCGTATTCTGCAAACTTTGTTTCGTACGATGCAAACTTAGATTCGTAAGATGCAAACTTTTCATTAGTAGATGTTTCTAAACTAGAAAACTTTGCTCCCATATCCATTGGCGCATCCATTGGAGGTACAACTGCATCCTCAGGTATTTCGCTTTGTGCTGTTTCAATTTCCATTATCGCTCCATTTTCTCCTACTACGATTAATGTGCCATCACTTAATTTATGCTCTCCAGATGGAGCAGGTACACCAGCAATTGTTACTATACCACCTACTTCTAATGCAGTAATTTCTATTGCTGTGCCATCTTCTAATGTTGCACTAATCATTTTTACAGGTGTTTGCATTGGCTGAGCTACTAATTCAGCAAATTGCTCTTTTAATTTTTGTAAAATTTCTGTTGCTTTCATAATATATTATAGATTTAATCTTCAACAATTGAGTTTAATAATTCTGAAATCTTTTTTAAGGCGTTTTCTTCGGCTGAAATTGGCTCGATATAATCAAATAATCCCTCGACACTAAAGCCTTTGTAATCGCCTCTTTTTATGCTTTGCCAAACTTTTTCATTCTCTACATAAAAACTCCCAAACCAACTTCCGTCCGAGCAACTTTCAAATCCATTCATCGGCATAATACCGCGCTCGCTATCTACTAACCAACTTTCAAACATTGTAACCCCTTTTACTTTTTGCTCAGGATCGTGCATTAAATTAACATGGTTATTAAAGTTTTTCTTTGCCCATTTTATCGCTATGCTTTTAATTGTTTCCGCTGAAAATTTAACATAATGTTCGCCAAACTTTTCGTTATTACGGTATATCAATTCATCTGCCAACATCAACGCACCTGATATAATCCTCTTTTCTTCGCTTAAAATTGAAAATGCAAATTGTTGCGCAAACTTTTTACCTATGCCTTCGAGTTGATTAATTACATCTTCATTATTATCATAGTGCTTTGTAATTCCTAAATCTTTAATTTTTTGCACTTTTGCGCTATTGCTTCCTGTGGCGTAAACTCTATTTTTAGGAATACCTAAATTTTCAGCAACGCCCAACATTCCCTCAACATCGTTACGCGCCGAAATGATATAAACAATATCGCCTTCGGCAATTAAACGCTTTGCAAGTTCTTTGCCTCGTTCCGTGCTTAATGTATCGTCATAGTCAATAGATATTTTAACCCCTGCAAAATGTTGTTCCCATAAACTGTTACAAATTGCAACGGCTTGCTCACTTTCTTTGCCTTCATCAATTACATATTTTATACAACGTTGTAAAAAATCGGTTTCATGTTCACCTTTAGACGGCTCAATAAATTGGTCATTAAAAGCCAAAAAATCTTTTTTAATTGCAGGTGCATCGACAAGCGCGATGTAGTCAACCATTGCCTCGTCGTTTAAGTTTTCACTTATTTTTAATTCATAAATTGGTAATGTCATAATTTTTAATTTATACGTGATGCTCTATTTAATCTGTTTATTCGTTCCTGATTTCCGCTAACATCGGATTCTACAACATAAGCGCGCGCCGTTGCTGATGCTAACTGATTAACCTGTGCGCCATTAATCATTTGTGTATTTAATTGGGGCGGTAATGGTGGGGCGATTGATGGAATATTTCCGCTACTCGGAACGCTACCGCCACCCCCACCTCCTGGAACTTTTACTGATAAAATATTTTTAATGTTTTTAATACCTGATGCAATTGCAGCACCTGCTGCAATACCTCCTAATACTGGACCAACAATAGGAATATTTGCTAATGATGAAAATGCCTTTGTTGCTGCTAAATATGTATCAATTGTAGCCTGAGCAACTGCAAACGCTTTTCCTGCTTTTGTTTGCTTGCCTACTAAATCCGATAAACTACCAAGTAATGCACTTATTTTTGTTAAATTATTTTCTCGCGCTTCCTTTTCAGCTTTATCGAGTGCTATTCGTGCGTCCGATTCCTCTTTTTGTTTTTTGGTTTGTTCTTCTTCTAATTGTTTTTTTACTTCATATTGTTGTTTGCGCGTTTCATTATTTTTAGCAATTCTTTCTTCTTCTTTTTTCTGCGCTTCATCTAACTTTTTTTGTTCTTCTTCATCACGCTTTGCATTTATTTCATCTTGTTGTATTTGAAATTGATTTCCTAATTCAATTCGCAAAGCATTTTTTTGTTCTTCGCTTAATTTACTTGCATTAATTCTTTTGATATTATTTGTAAAATCTAAATTTAATAACGCTTCAGCCTTATCATTTTCGTTCTTTATTGAGTCAGTAAAATTCTTATCCTGTAAAGTCCTTAATTCGTTTGCGTAATCTTCATTTAATTTCTTTAAATCTTCCTGAGCTTTTTTTGAGTTTTCTCTTATCCTATCGTTATGCTCATTTGCTTTTTGAACGGCATTATTATTTGCCGTTGTCGTTTCTGTTGCAATTTCTACATTATGCTTTCTTTGTAATTCAACCCTATCAATTAATGATTTATTTAAGATTGCAGTTTGCTCATTTGCATATTTTAAAGATTCCGTTGTTGTTTCCTGTTGCTTTTTTATTACTTCATCACTCGCGCCTGCTTGCTTTAAAGATGCCAAAGCGTTTTTATTTTTCTCAAATGTATTTAATGCCGTTTCTCTGGATGCATTTTGTGTGGCTATCTTTTCATCTATTAATTTTAATTCAAGCGCTCGAATTGATTTCGTCGTTTCGCCGTTGGCTTTTGCCATTGCCAGTTGATACGATTGCGCTCTTTGTAGTTCATCGCTTGCCTTTGCAGTTGCTTTCTTTTGTTGTTCTAATGCGTTTGCATTTTCTTTAACCGCCTTTGCATTTTCTCGAGCCGCTTTTGCGTTGCTCATAAAATAAGACGTGAGCGCAACAATACCAGCAATTAAAGCGGCTATAACTACAACAATAGCACCAACAGGATTTGCAGCCATTGCAGCATTCCATAACCATTGTCCAGCAGTAACAATCTTTTGAACTATTGAAAACGATTTAACAACCGCTCCTAAATTTTTAAAAGCATCTTTTGCCTCCAATACTGAATTAACTCCTTGACTTAAAGCCATTGCTGAATTAACTCTTAAAAGCACTTTTTCAACGTCTTCGCTCTCGCTACCCATTAAACCCATTGCGCCCTGTACTGCACTAAATCCACCGGCAACACCTTGCAATGCACTTCCAAATGCTTTAAACTTTGCATCGGGGTTGAATGCGTCTGCCATAGCTTTTGCGTCGCCGATACTATCTTTTAACCCCGCTACTTTTTTAGCCGCTTTTACCGCTTCGTCGGACGTATCGCCAAACTTTTCACGCATAGCAATTAATTCAGCTGTCGCCTCTTTTAATTGGGATTTAATTGAGCCTACCGATTTTGTCGCTTCGCTACCGTCTACCGTTATTTTTACGCCTACTTCTGTCGTTGTTGCCATTAATATATTTTTATTTCAAAACTTGTATTACCTAATAACTCGTCTGTTAAAATACCGTCTAATAAAGTAAATAAATCTAATCGTGTCGACGTTCCATATTGCATATTAAAAACAAAATCTCCGTTTTTTGATTGGTTGTTGCCTATTATAATAAACATTGTTGAAGCCGTCCATAATGAAATATTGCTATCAATTCTATATTGACCATTTGTTGTCCTTGCAGTTGTTAGCGTCGCGCCTGTTGTATTTTCAAATATATCAATCGTTGGTGCGCTCGTTCCTACTTGTGATATGTTGCCCTTAATAACTTTATTAGGCACGCCAACCCAACCGCTCGCGTCGTTATATTGTAACGTCGTTCCTGTCGTACCCGTGATATCTAACCATTGCCCATTAAATTCATCAAAATATTTTATAATCATTTTAATAAGTTGTATAGATTACTCGTAATAATTGCACCTCGCAAAGTTCATTTTCTGCATAATCCACTATTTTATAAAGGCGATATAAAACCCCATCAATCCAGATAAACTTTGTAAAATCCAAAGTGTTAATATCGCGCTCCGTTAATTTCATTTTACACGTTACTAATCTGCTATCCTTGTCGGTGATTTCTGCAAAGTATGGTGAGTAATAAGTGTTGAATAAATTGTTTGATAGCAAACCAGAAGCCAAAGTGAAATTGATTTCTTTAGGCACTCCGAAATTTAAATCAGCACCCGCGTTAAATGGGTCGTCTAAATGTCCAGCGTAACCATAAGCCGTTGTTGATGTTAAAACGTTTGTATCATTTAAATAAATATTCCAACTTGTACGCGATGTAATTTTTTTTGCTTGCATGATTCGAACATTGTGTTCAATCATTTCTTCAGTACCATTGTTTAACTTGTAAATTGCTGGGAAAATCTTATCGTTATTGGTGTAACCAACTAAAGGAGTTGCACTAAAAATTACATCTGTTGTGCTTGTATCCTTTGCAAATTCTAATTGGTTATCGAATCTATAATCGCCGTACCCTTCAACATATTTTTTGCGATATTGCTCGTTAAAATAATCCGCATCTTGCTTAAATTTTATGTCGTAATAACGAGCGTTGATTTCGCTCATTGGCTTAATCTTTATTACTTGACTGCGGTCTACTTTGTCGCTCCAATCATTATAACTCGCACGATCTAAATCGTAAAAATCAACATAAGGTTCAATGACTAATTTTTTATCGGTAAATCTGTCTTCGGTTACCATTAAATTGAACATCTTTAAAATAGATGCAAAGAAATCTTTTTGTAAAACGTTCTGCGGTAATGAACCATTTACCAATAAAAAATCGTCATATTGTGCGGTTACTAAAATAGGATTGTCTGTTAAAATATTTACATTGCTATTGTTTAAAGTAACATCAATTACCGCTCCGTCTGTGTCATAAATAGCTAAACTCATGTACCAATAATCGCCTGTGTTAAACGTTACAGGGATGCGCGGAAATCTCAAAGAAAAATTATAAGATGGCTCAACAGATAAACCAATAGTTGTAGCAAAACCACCAAATCTTTTGTTTGTGTCTTGATAAGCTAAAACGTTGTTTTTATAAATTTGCAATGTCGCATAAGCATAACGAAACGGAAGCGACGCAACGCTGTTTCTAATTTTATACGTGCCTCTTAAATTAACATTAAATACACCGCTAAACGCTTGCGCAGGCGTGTAAGTAAATGTTTTATTTGCTGAATTAGTAAACAAATCGTTTACAATATTTGAATGAACCAAAAATTGTGATGGGCTTAATGTTAATGCTTCGGGATTAATTGTGCTTTCAAATATTTGTTCACGGTTATATTTAAGCCTTACCTGATTATTAGGTACAATTAAACGCTTAAAAAAGTTTGTGTTAAAAAAATCCGATTCCCAAGTATAACCCGCGTTTGTTATTATTTTATTTATGTATTCCTTTACAAAAAAAGCTGGTCGAAATGCTGTGTAAAAAAATGATTTCTTAAAGAAATCTAGATTTGATACAGGCGAAACATTGCCATAATCAATTAAAGGGTAATAATAACCCTCTCCAGCGGTTGCATTATCCCAACTCGCTAAAATGTTTGTGGTGTTATATTCATGGTTGTAATCACTAAAATCTAAATCAGTTAATTTACTTGCACCTAACTTTGAAAAAAAACCTCCTAGCTCTCCAAATAAAGCAATTTCATATTCTACATTTTGCCCATCAACAATAATTTCAAGCAATCGCATAACGCCCTTAATAACTTGCATGCCATTTACTTCAATTCGTGCCTTTGCTGATTTACTCGCGTTAAAATTATAACCAAAATTTGGCGCACTATCAACCGTGTAATTTGAATTTGCAAACTCAAATATATTACCGAGCAAACGATTGTTTTTAGCAGTACCGGGCAATACGATTGTTTTAGTAAAGTTTGTCGTTTTGCTATCTAAATTATTAAGGTCGTCTATTGAATAATTAATCATTTGCGAGAAACCCGCAGTAATATCCAACTCATTATCTTCAATAAATATCCTTGTCATCGTTTAAAATTAAAGCGTGTTTGGTTTAAATCAATATCAATTTCCAACGGTCTTAACCTATTATTTGTATAAGTTGAATATTCGTAATTTGTATTCTTAATTGTAACAGGATAATAATTGCCGTCAATCTCCGCGTATATCTGTGGACTAACAATTAATTCCGCTAACCATACATATTCTGCATCGCTTGGAAAATCCATTGTTAATTTATAACTATGATTTGATTTACTGCCGTAGTTTATTTTGCTTTCGTTGTATACATTATTCGCATCGTAATAATTAACGCTTGAATTATTTAATGTGTAATTACGTTGCTCAAATGTTTTGCGCTCTACGTCCATCGTAAGACGCGAAGCAAGGTTAAAACGTGCCGTGTCAAACATCCCAAAGGCGTTAATAAAATAAAGATTTATAGTTGTGTAATTGGGGTTGCAATCAATATCAACACGAATACTTTTTATAATTGCATCATCTAAAAGTTTTTCTACAATATAATATTTAACATTTGAATCTATAAAATTTGCACCACCACCTGTAGATGCAATACTATCATTAATTGCCTTTACTCCTAAATCGTGTTGAGTCCATATTTTATTATAACCTTCTGGGTCTGAATATGTAGCGATTAAATTATTAGAATAACCATATTTTTTAAATGTAAAAAATGAGTTATCTCCAACGAAATAAAATGGTATTAAAATCTTATCAGTTAATTTTGCTTTAATAGTTAAAGGTCTATTTGTAAGCCAATTATTTACTTTTTGCCCTATGTTTATTTGCCTACGCTTAAATAAAGGCGCTGAATAATTATAAGCCGTTACATTACCAGATGCAAGATTTAAAAAAGTTGTTCCGCTGTAATCTTCGCCAACTCTTATTTGATAAATTTTTTGGTTTAATGTATCACTTTGATTTAATATTGTTGAAGTTGCACTATTAGAAATTTGTGGATTAAACCATCCATAAGTAATTTCATTGCTCACTACAGGCATCGCATCAAAGTAACCGCGACCATTTGAAGGTTCTGGAAATACTTTTGTTCGTACCAATTGCACTCCATCAACAAAGACATCAAAAACATATTTAAAATCTACTTGTCCCGAATTGCTACTATAAGCAATCGACCAAAGATTATCTTGAGCGGATGGATAGCCCGAAGGATTTATTAATGTTATACTCATTTAAAAATATTAATTGTTATTGTTTTGCCTATCGCTTCGCCTAATTCCTTTTCAAAGCCTTCTAAACTTTTTTTAATTGTAGGCTCGATAAAATTTCTACGCTTTATACCGTATGCCTTTATATTATAAATCAATGTGTTTAAACTTCTATCAAAATCGCTTATCTTTTTAAACTTGCGCTCTATTCCTTTTGCCCCATATTTTTTTACGTCCTTTGTTCTAACCTTTGCTTTTCCTGAACGCAACCAATTTGCGATTGATTTGCGACCCTCTGGGCTCATTGTATAAGTATTCTTAAACTTGTAGGGACTGTTTGGCGCATTTTTAGAACTTACGGCACCCTTTACGCCCTCATCAACAAATTTTGCATAATCAGCAAATCTAATATTTAAAGTTGCTTTGCTTCCTGTTTGCACAATTTCATAATCCACATTTTCAATATTGCCAGATGCAATAATCTTTTTACTATTTAGTTGCTCTAACCAAACGTCTTTAAACAATTCCGCACGTTCAATCAATAAAACATTTATTTCATTTGCCGTTACTTCGCTAAAATTAAAACTACCAACGCTACCGACAAAGCCGTTATCTAAATTTATCTTTTGCGATTGTGTTATATTAATTGGCATATTTCTTTAATAGTTTTTTCTCTTGTTCGTTATCTAATTCGCGCTTCATTTTTAAATAACTCAAATCATTTAAGAATTGATACACGCCTAAATCCCAAGCCTCATTTATGCTAATACCTTCAAATTCCGATACCATTTTGCAGTTATAAAGCCATCCGTAAACTCTGCTAAATTCATCAGCACTTGCTCCACTTTCGCTTGATCCGTTGCTATTGTTTTGAAATAAGTAGCTGAAGCCTGAATTGATTTGCTGAAAACTGCATAAAAAAAAACACACGATTGATACGCAACCTCAAAATCTATATCGAGCATATCTTCGGCTACTTGTTTATGATTCTTTTCTTTGCGCTTTAAACCTTTAATAGTAAACTTTAAAGGCGTGCACATTGTAGCCATAATCTTGTGTAGGTTGCCGATTACATCCTCGCTATACGTCGCAAGTTCAACATAACGCCCCGCGTTCATTGGTGGCTTTGCTAAATCGTATTCAAGTAAATACAATCGACCTTTTACCGCTACATATTTTTGCGGTTTCTTTTCGTCAAGTTCTTTGCCGTACTTTTCAAACTTTTCGTTAATGCTTTTACATAACGAATTAAACTTTTTTAAAGGCATTGCATTAACCTTTGATTCGCTTAACCCTGTAAATTCTTGAACCAACAACGCTGATTTTTCAGCCTCGTTAATATCCATTAAGCTAATCTTGTAAAGTTCTTGAAACTTCGAAATAGTTACCTTCATAATATAATATAGATTTTTTTAAAAAAATTAGATGAAGCGATAAACTCCAGCGTGTTTATAATTGTTTTTGCATTTATTCGCTAAAGCCAAAGCATTAACGCAATCGTCGTGAAATCCTGTTGGCGCGTTATATCTTACACCGGTTGCCGTATATTGATATTCAAATATCTCTAATTCCGATTTAATTTCGTTGTCTGGATAAAATATTTCGCGTTTGTGAATTGATGAAGCTAACGCTTCCATAAGTTGTTGTTTACTTGACGATGTATATTTAAAACCGTGCATAGCGTTAAAATGGCGTTGTAAATCTTCGGTTATCGCATCGCCTACGCCTGTGCTATCAATTACTACCGGTTTGCTTTTATCAATCCTTAAAATCGTTTCTTTTGTTTGCGCCCAATCTTTTTGAAAGCGCTCATAGTGTGCGACGTGTCCGTTTACATCTAAGCCTATTACAACCGTATAATCAAAGGACTTTGCCAAATCTATTCCATAATACGCCACAGGTAAAATGCTCAATGGTCGGACGCAGTCGATAATGTGCTGATTGCCAAACGGATTAGAAGCATTTTCCATAGCGTTTGCCATGTACTCTTGCTCAAATACCGCAGCGGGTAATTGTGTTTTTGCGTCGTCTATTTCGGTCCTATCAATGTAAGGATTATCGTAAGTACTAAACTTAAATGATTGCCAATCGTTGCCATCAGCTTTCATAAACAATGAGTAAAAGTAATTCTTACCTTTTGGCGTTGATACAAACAGCGCACGACCTTTATAATCCGTTAAGGTAGGTCTTATTGAATTTAGCCACCCATCCTCTAGATTAGGAATAAATGAAGCCTCGTCTATAATTACTAAATGGAATTTACGCCCTCTTAAATTGTCCAGCCGTTCGCCTGTAAAAAACATTACGTTGCCATCGTTGGGAAACGATATCGTTAAATCACTTTTGTTATTTTCGAAAGGAATTGTTTTTACTAGCTTATTAAAAAAGGTTTTTGCTAGTTGGTAGGTGGGAGTAATGTATGCAACGCTATTGCCCTTAATCGCCTCAAAGATTATTTCTAATTGTGCTAACTCCGATTTACCAAACCTTCGCCCACACATAACAACCCTAAACCGCGAAGCGCAGTCGAAGATTTTTTGTTGATTAACGTGTAACTCAGGAATTGGAATTTGCAAGTAATAAATTTATTACAAAAATAGGCAATGCGCCGTAGATAGTAAACAATAAATCGTTTATGTCTGGAGTGCCTTTTCCACTCACATAATCATAAACCTCTTTTAAAGTTCCAATTGCTATAACTACAACCATTGCCCACAAATCCGATACAAATAATTGAGCAATTAAGAATATTAGAAATCCCGCTATAAAATGGTATTGTTTATCTATTGGCATAATTAAATGTTATTTACAATTTTGTCAAATATCTTTCTTATTGCCCATTTAACAGACTCATAGGCAATTAAAATAATTATTATTTTATACATAAAGTGTAGCCCATAATAAGTT